CCTGCACCTGCTGAAGTAACAGGAATATTACAAGTCTGAAAATCGTTCAATACTTTAACCCCTATGCTAAATACCCAACCACAAGCTACATTGTCAAACCTCTCTGAGAACGGCTCTAAAGTGTACTGACCTTCAGTAAAATATATAGGTTGATTAATATCGTTTGTTCCTTCTAAAGACTGCTGTTCTGAGTGTCTAAGCATTCCAATAAAGTCTGTAGCAATTTGTAGTGTTTCATTAAGCACATCTTGTTCGTTACTTAAAGTCTTTACTAATTTAGGGAAATTTGCTGCTGCGTTGTTCTTAGTCCAATCAGCTTTTTCTGTTACCATATCCATAATGAATATTTGAAAGTTAAGGACTAACTCACTATCTCCTGTTCCTACGTTTGTTGGGTTTATATGAAGTAAAGGATATTTAACATCCTTTTCTAAAGAAATATCAAATATATCTCCTACAGAAGTTGTGTTTATCTGTTCGTGGTATTCCCCTAATCTTAATAGAGTGTTCACGACATTATTGTAGCTTTTATTCTGTACCATTTCTTTTTACTTTATTTTGTGAGTTCAAATCTGTTTCATAACTTAACCAAGTCAAACATTCTAAAAGGTTAAGCTTTGTTATTGCTTCTAAGTTTACTATTTGCTCGTTACACAATCTGTGCATAACACCAAACCAATTCCATTTCGTTGCGAAGTCATTACTAGCTATTGCGTCTTCGTTTCCTTCAGCGTTTCCATCAAACACGATAGCATAATCTCGCTGCACTCCTTCCCTAAAGTGTAAAAAAAAACCAATGCACTTTGCACTTGTTCCGCTGACATCTGTTTCATTTCTTCTGCTCTGAGCCGAATATCTCCATCATACGAGTCAATTATATATATATCATTCTTCTTCAATTTTACAGGACGATAGAGGACTGACATCAATTCAGGTAGGCTAGTATCTATTCCATCCTTCATAAACTGCTCAATGTCGGCATACTCTCCTAAAGTAATTTCTGAAAGGTCAGGATGAAAGCCGTATTCAACTCCGTTAATTTCTATGATATTCTTAAGCTTAGTATCTTGCTTAGACTGAAGTTCTCCTATCTTACTCATTATAGCTACTACGTCTGACAGGGCTAACTCCTGAACCAACCGTTTAGGAATATCTGTTAATGCTGCTATTGTCTTAGTAGCTTCTTCAGTCTTTGTACCCTCTTTAAAGTCTATTAAAGATAACCAAGTTTCAAGGTTTACATCCGACCAACTATTAATAAGTTTAAACTCTTTAACCTCCCCTTCTTTTTTTATTTTTACTTTCATCTAATATATAATAGAAATTACTTGTTTTTAGTTTAAAGTTTTATATATTTGCACTCTAAGTTCTTTGTTTGATAAAACGATAACGCATACACTCATTAGGGCAGTACGTTATAATAGGTCAGACAAAGTTCTTTTTAAATTGATTTTCTTGGTTGTTGAATAGGGTGTTAAGTTTTGGGAATTTCTTAGCACCCTTTTTTTATATGCAAATAAATATAATAAAGTGAAATACACTTTAAAGAGTGTAAATGCATATAATATGTCTTGTTTATTCACGACTTTAAAAGACAATTCTGTCACAATTATATCCTATTTTTGTGACAAACCTATTACCCTCGTTTATCTATTGAACAAAATACTTACCTACGTTCTTATCTATCTCATAATACATTCTCATAGCTAAGGCATCAGCATAATCAGGAGAACGTCCTAGAATAGCTTTAACAGTGTCCTTAGGTATTATCTGAAGTTTAGTATCTTTGTCTGCGTCTTTCATTCTAACCTGCTCTAACTCTTCTGTTATTTGATTCTTAACATTTACATCTGAACAACTGATTCCAATTTGTCCTTTGTTTATTTCGTCCGCTAGTTTGTAATAGCATTGAGTCTTTAAGTTCTGATAGTTTTCTCCTTTTAAAGCTCTAGCATTATTAGTGAATCCTTGACAACGTAAGTAATCTTTAACACCACCACCAACTCCATCTTCATCTACTATGATATTCCTTAAAGCTACTTGATTCTCCTGTTGTAGTTTCTTAATCTCATCCACAACATCATTTACAGCCGATTTAAGTATAGTTCTTACATACTTAAGGTGTAAGCCTTCCCAAAGCATTATAACTGTCTTATCGCTTCCAAATCGTGCTACATCACAACTGATATACTTTTCGCCTGTTATTCCTTTTTGGCTAAACATTCCCATTATTGAATTGTAATCTATAAGGCTATCATCAGTTGCATCATACTCCCAATTTCCAAATAGAAGTCTTTGCTTACTTAGTTCGTCTAATTGAGATAGCTGAGTTTCGTAGTGCTTAGATATATAGCTATTATCTATCACTAACGATTGTATAAACTTTCTGTATGATTTTATTGTATTGTCTTGAGCAGGTCTGTAATACTCTGAGTAAACCCAATTCTTTGCAGGGTTACACGTCATAAGCATCTTAGGTATTAATCCGTTCTCGTCTAGCTTGTACCTTAATCTTGATGCTACTACATTCTTAGCTTTTTCAGTTATCTGATTTGCTTCATCTATAAAAGCACCTGTTATTTCAAGTGAACCTAATGAATCAAAGTTTCGGTCTGAAGGGTATAAGAATAAGTCTTTAAGTATTATCTCAGAACCATTGTAAAAGGTTATCACATTACTTGATCCGTTAAAGGTGTAGTCTTTTAAAGCTTTTAAGTTCCACTCGGTACATACTTCAAAGAAAGTGTTTAGTGTAGTCTTTTTTAAAGCGTCTAGCTTTGACCTTCCCATTAAGTATCTTGTCTTAGGATATGTAAGGCACATTGTAATCAAGTAACTACAACCTACCCAAGACTTACCACCACCTGCTGCTCCTCCAAATAACACCTCCTTAGTCTTGTCATCAAATAAATACTTTAGACACTCCTTTTGTTTTGGTGTGAACTTGGGGTTAATCTCCAAGATTGATGTTGATTTTGATTCGTTCATCTCCTGATGTTAGGTCTATTTCTTGTTTCTCATTATAACCTCTCTTACGTCCTCTCGTTCTTAGGAAGAATGTAGTAGCTGTTGTATTACCTTCCTTGATTTGTTGCTTTAGACTTGTTTCTGCAAAGTCAATAAACTTACTATCTATATTATCTACTGCAATCTTATACTCTGCATCATCATTCATCCAAGCATAGTGTCGGCTTCTTGTTATCTCTGCTTTCTCACACGCTTCTGTTACTATACCTAATGACATCTCTAGTGCTGCTATGAGCTTCTTTTTACCCTCCTGTGTCCTCTTCTGTTCTGTTTCCATATTATATAATAGAAATTACTCAAATTCATTTGGCAGCATCAGTCTGATTCCCAAGTCAGTCATAGCCCACATTCTTATTTGGTCTGCGTATATCTCAAAAGCTTTGCTATCCATTCTAGCTGTACTCTTAACTACTTGTACTCCTATTACCTTATCGTTTCGTTCTATGCTTTCCCATTGAGTAGAGAACTTTAATTTTAATAGGTCGTGAATTTCGTCAGGGTAGTAGCCTAGTTCGTTAGATAAGACTTGAACGATACAACTCCAATAATAGTTATTCTGCATATTGCTTCGTGTGTTTCTTTGTTTCTTTACATCTACTAAATAGTCATTCCCTAATTCCTTTAGATAGTTTATTAGGGTTTGCTTATCTTTATCGCATTTGATTACAAACTTCACTATTCCTTTAGTCTTTCTATTTCAAACTCTAAGTGATTAATACCTTTTTGAATGTCCTCTATATGCTTATCAATATTAGACATACCTTCTTCTGTTTTCTTTCCACAACGTAAAAGGTAGGTAACGCAAGTTCCGACATTGTAAGATAGCTCAAAGTTATCTACTACTTTCCTAGCTTCATATCCATTCTTTCCTTTATAGTATTCAGGAACTCTATTGTCTTGGAGTCCTAACTCTTCTTTAGTCAGTAACATCTTAGGGTTTACTTTATCTTTCATTTTCTTGTATGTCATTAGTTAAGTCTTTCTCAGTTAGTGGTTTTATTTTATCCATTTTGTAGAATAGATTAGCTGTTGTTCTGTTTTTGATTCTTGTTTCTATTATACTCATCATAACAACTATGAAGAAAAAGATTGCTGTAAGTATTCCTAGTATTGTAAATATTATCATTTCGTTAAAAGTTTTAGTAATTGACTTGAAGTGTATATGCGTTCATCTCCTGAATAATCATTATAGATGCATCGAAATTCATCATTTGCCCAAGTCCATAATGACTTTACATTGTTTTTTATATGTCCTCGTAAGACATTCTTTATGGTGTTGTATGTTCGTTCTTCTTCTTTCATAATATTAATTTAAGTTAGTCGTATTGGGGAGCATCTGACAACTCCCCTCTACTTACTCGGACTGAATTTAAATGCTTTTAGGTC